TGTTAATACAAAAGTTCTCGAAATTACACAAAGAATCTGGTAAATTAAAACGTATGGGTTATTACGATAAATGGCCCAAGGGCTATTACAATGAAGTAGTAGAGTCTAGACAAAAACAATATAAAAAGCTTTTTAAAGAAGGAGGCTAAAATGGCACCAGGAATGGCAAAAAAGAAAAACGTTGCTAAGATGCGTGGCGGCGGCATGATGAAGAAAATGCGTGGCGGTGGAATGCTAAAGATGCGTGGCGGCGGAATGGCAAAAAAGAAAAACGCTAAAAAGAAAAAGAAAAAATAAAACTTAGACCACTTTAATTTTCAATGGCTATATCTAGAGCACAAATCTCTAAACAGATTTCTCAACCACCTGGAAAGAGAAGTGGTCTATTAAAAAAGAAAAGGAAAAAACTTGGCGGATCCAAAAGTAGGAACAGGAAAAAAACCTAAAGGTTCAGGAAGACGATTATACACAGATGAAAATCCAAAGGACACTGTTAGCATTAAGTTTGCTACTCCAGCTGACGCAAGGAAGACGGTCGCAAAAGTTAAGAAAATTAAAAAACCTTTTGCACGGAAAATTCAAATCCTTACTGTCGGAGAGCAAAGAGCTAAGGTCATGGGAAAAACACAAGTCGCTAGTATTTTTAAGAAAGGTAAAGAAAGTATTAGAAAAACACAGAAGGCCTAATGAATAGTTGGCAATTCAAATTCAAACTCTACTATCACTGTTAAATCTTCATCTGTCTTTGGATCAGCCATAAAGTAAAAATACACGAAAGGAAAAATAATGGAAGAACTTAATGTGGTCTACAGACTGCAAAGATACTTAAAACAGTCTACTGAAGACTGTAAAGATGCCATCATGTCTGGTGTTGACACTCTTGAAAAATATCAATATCTTATCGGCAAAGTTCAAGCTTTTGAACAAACACTACAGGAACTCTCTAACCTGCTAGATAACAAGGAGCAAACTGATGACTAAATACGCATTACAAGAGAAATACAAAGAAGAAGATAAAAAACAAGCAGAAGAAGATAAAAACAAAGTTAGAGCTGAGAATATATCTAAAGAATTATTAGAAAAATTACCAACACCATCTGGTTGGAGAATACTAGTTTTACCATTTGAGCCAAAAGATAAAACCAAAGGTGGTATTATTATTGCTCAAGAATCATTAGACAAGTTACGAATAGCTACAAATTGTGGCTACGTTATAAAGGTTGGACCATTGGCCTATAAAGATGAAAATAAATTCTATACAGGTCCTTGGTGCAAAAAAGGCGATTGGGTTATTTTTGCTCGATATGCCGGATCACGTCTCCCTATTGAAGGTGGAGAAGTGCGATTACTAAACGATGATGAAGTCTTGGGGACAATTAAAAACCCTGAGGATATTCTACATCACATATAAACATAGGAGAATACTATGCCCGAAGAACTAAAAAAAGAAGAGCCAATGATTGATGTTGGTGAAACAGAAGGAGCAGAGATAGATTTAGAAAAAGATAATTCTGCACCAGAACAAAAAGAAGAACTACAGGTTGAAGAAACAACCGATTCGGGAGAAGATACAAAGCAAGAAACTGAAGAGACAAAAGAAGAGACACCACAGAAAGAAGAACTTGAACAATATAGTGAAGGTGTCAAAAAGAGAATTGCAAAGCTTACACGTAAAATGCGTGAGGCAGAACGTCAGAAAGAAGAAGCGATAGCATACGCAAAATCAATTGCAGATAAATCAAAAGAGCTACAGAATAGGTATCAAAACTTAGACACGAATTATGTTTCTGAGTTTGAAAATAGAGTCAAATCTAACTTAGAGGCAGCTAAAATAAAATTAAAAGCTGCAATTGACGCTCAAGATGTTGATGCACAAATAGCTGCACAGACAGAAATATCATCTTTAACTATGGATGCTGCTAGACTTAACCAAGTCAAAGCTCAAAAACCAACTAGATCTTTACAAGAAGAGGATAAACAAGCCGAACAACCACAGGGAGGATATGCTAATGCATCGCAGTTAAAGCAAGCAGCTCAGCAAATGGACCCTAAAGCAGAAGCCTGGGCGGCAAAGAATACTTGGTTTGGGACTGATAATGCTATGACTTACACGGCATTTGACATACATAAGAAGCTGACTGAGGAGGAAGGGTACGACCCATCTAGTGACGAGTATTATCAAGAAGTGGATAAAAGGATAAGACTTGAATTTCCTCAAAAATTTGGTACAACAGAAAATACTACACAAGAGAAACCCTCTCAAACTGTAGCTTCAGCCAAACGTCCAGCTACATCAGGACGCCGCAAGACCGTGAAACTCACACCCTCACAGGTCGCAATAGCTAAACGATTAGGTGTGCCACTTGAAGAATATGCGAAACAATTAGTCGCGAAGGAGGCATAAGCATATGGAAAATGAAAATAAAATAAATAAAACTTCCCGCGCGAGTCAAACTCGAGCCAAAGAAGCTCGTAAACAAGTTTGGACTCCTCCATCATCTTTAGATGCACCCCCTGCTCCAACAGGTTACAGACACCGTTGGATAAGAGCTGAAAGTATGGGTTTCGATGATACTAAAAATATCATGGGTAAAATGAGGTCTGGATGGGAATTAGTGAGAGCTGATGAATATCCGGAAGGAGACTTTCCAACCATACAAGACGGCAAACACTCTGGGGTAATCGGAGTTGGTGGCCTATTGCTGGCTAGGATACCGGAAGAGATCGCGAAGTCTCGAGAAGACTATTTTAAACAACAGATAGCAGATCGAGAACAGGCAGTTGAAAACGACCTTATGAAGGAGCAGCACCCAACGATGCCGATCAACCAAGAACGGCAGAGTCGTGTAACTTTTGGTGGCTCTAAGAAGAACTAATCTTTTAGTTATTCCGAACCATCAACTAAACTAACAAAGGAGTAAAAACAAATGGCAAATCAAGATAGTGCTTTTGGTTTGAAACCTGTTGGTAAGGTTGGACAAAACGCAGATAACCAGGGTATGTCCGAATATCAGATTGCTGATAACGAAGCATCTTCAATATTCCAAGGCGATCCTGTTATACCACAAGCCTCTAACACAGGTTTTATTGATGTGGCAGCTGCTGGCAATACACTTTTAGGTGTATTCTTTGGATGTAATTTTACAGATCCGACAACTGGAAAACCAACATTTCGAAACCATTACACACAAACAATTAATGGTACATCCAATGTTGAATTAGACGTGTCCGATTTAGAAGCTACTGATGGTCAACTAAGAGTCATCGGTATATCTACTGACCCAGAGAACAGTGATTTAGGTTCTGCGAACTTAAACTACATTGTTTATATCAACGAACATACGTTCCACACAGCATTATAATAGGAGTATTTAATTATGGCTATATCACGTAATCAACTAGTTAAAGAACTAGAGCCAGGTTTGAATGCACTATTCGGCTTGGAATATAATCGTTATGAAAATCAACATGCAGAAATCTTTACTACAGAAACCTCAGATAGAGCTTTCGAAGAAGAGGTAATGTTAAGTGGTTTTGCTAACGCTTCCGTTAAACCTGAAGGTTCCGCAGTTACATTTGATAACGCGCAGGAAACCTACACATCAAGATATCAACACGAGACTGTTGCATTAGCTTTTGCAATTACTGAAGAAGCTATTGAGGACAACTTGTATGATAGATTGTCAAGCAGATATACAAAAGCATTAGCACGTTCAATGGCTAACACCAAACAGGTGAAAGCTGCTAACGTACTTAACAGAGCTTTCAATTCTAGCTTTACAGGTGGTGATGGTAAGGAGCTTTGCGCTACTGACCACCCAACTATTTTTGGAACAGTAAAGAACGAATTGTCAACTGCTGCTGACCTTTCTGAAACATCTATTGAGCAAGCGTTAATTGATATTAATGCTTTCACAGATGAAAGAGGATTGAAGATTGCTGCAAGAGGTATGAAGTTAATCATCCCTTCAGATCTTCAGTTCACTGCACAGAGAATCATGAACTCTGACAACAGAGTTGGAACAGCAGACAACGACATCAATGCTATAAAGAGCATGGGTATGATCCCACAAGGTTATGTAGTGAACAACTACTTAACTGATACAGATGCTTTCTTTATCATTACTGACGTTCCTAACGGTCTGAAATACTTTGAAAGATCACCTATCAAAACATCTATGGAAGGTGACTTTGATACTGGTAACGTAAGATACAAAGCAAGAGAGAGATATTCTTTCGGCTTCTCTGACTTCAGAGGTATCTTCGGTTCACCAGGTGCATAAGAAGTAGTTTCATAAACACTTTTAAAAGGGGCCTTATGGCCCCTTTTTTTATGGGAAAGATACTTGACTTTATGGGAAATTCATGTACAAAATAAAAGCGGATAATATAGACAAGGAGTTATATTATGACCGTCATATCACAGTCTCTAATCGCTGAGAAAATCAAGCTAGAATCTCAGTGGAATTCTCAATACTTAAATGCAGGTGAGGAAACTCTTGAGATGAAATCTATTCAAGAAAAACTTAAAAGAGTTGTTGCAAAATTGAGATGGAGAGACTTAAAACAATATGAGAGTCCTTTATTCTTTCAAGAGTAAAAACTTGCTCTCTTTATAAAATTCACTATACTAGGCCTCCTAGGGAAAAAACAACATACAGACTGACCTAGCAGACGCACGTAGAGACTGTATGTATTTTTACTACGGAGGTAAAACATGGGAACAACCACATTTCAAGGTCCAGTCGTATCTAAAAAAGGTTTTTTTAATACAGGACCAGGTAATGTTGTAGACGCTGATTCTAGTGTCTCTTTAACAGTTGCTGATCACGCAGGTAGAATCGTACACAACGATGCTGCAGGTGCAGTGACTTACACATTACCAGCTACAAACGCAAATTCTGATTCTGCAGTTGCAGGACCAGGAGCAGACTTTAACAACCTAAACAACGTCGGTGCTACTATTGAGATTTTTTCATCAATAACAAAAACAGGCGACTTAGTTGTACAAGTTGCAAACGCAACTGACGTAATGGTCGGAAGTGCCGTCTTCATTGATGACTCATCTGACAACGTCGTTGGTTTTGAAACAGCTTCAACATCTGATACTATCACTCTAAACGGTAGTACAAAAGGTGGTGTCACTTTTTCAAAAATCGTATGTACAGTTCTTGCTTCTGGTAAATGGAAAGTTGATGTGATTTCAGGATGTACTGGAACACCAGCAACACCATTTAGTGCTGCAGTAAGTTAATGATTAATTAGGAGCCCTCCTAGAGGGCTCCTACAAAGGAGATTAAAATGGCAAGTAAAGGCGACGTAAAAGCGGTCAGAGTTACAGCAACTGGAGCAGTTTTCGCAGGTCGAACTAGACTTAGAGGTATAATTTTAGCATCTGATGGTGGTGGAGCAGGAACAATTATCTTGCAAGACAACTCAGATAGCACAAGTTTATTTCAAGCTGATGTTCCTAACGGTGATGTATTTTCTATAAATATCCCTGAAGACGGAATATTGTTTCCAGGCGGAATGAAAGTTTCTACAATCACAAACATAGACGCGGCTACTTTATTAATTGATAAGTAAGGTTGAAGAATGGCTACATCAGGCACTACAGCTTTTGACCTAGACATTGATGAAATAATTCAAGAAGCATACGAGCGATGTGGAATGACAGCTCGAACTGGTTATGGTTTAAAAAGTGCTAGACGCTCTCTAAATATATTGTTTTCTGAGTGGAGCAATAGAGGTCTTCACTTATGGAAAGTAGATTTAGCTTCTGTTCCTTTAGTAGAGGGACAGGCAGAGTATAATGCAACAAGTGATAGCACTAATTTTCCAGGCAACATCAATGAAATACTAGAGGCTTATGTTAGAGATAATTCAACAACAACAGCTCCGGTAGATACACCAATAACAAAAATTGATAGGTCTGCATATTCATCAATTGCAAATAAATTATCTAAAGGCACACCTAGTCAGTATTATGTAGATAGAACTAAATCACCTAGTATTTTTTTATATCAAACACCTAGCAGTAGTTTTTCTGGATCAAGCTTTTTATTAAAATTTTATTATCTAAAAAGAATCGAAGACGCAGGCGGATACACTAATCAAACAGACGTAGTTTATCGCTTTATTCCATGTATGTGTGCAGGTTTGGCTTACTATCTAAGTTTAAAAATAGCGCCTGATAGATCACAAAATTTAAAATTATTATATGAAGATGAGTTGGGTAGGGCCCTTACAGAAGACAGTTCTTCTACTAGCACTTATCTAACACCGAAGGTATACTATCCAGGAACATGAGTAGTTTTGCAAGAGGTAAATACGCTAAGGCCATATCAGATAGAAGTGGTATGGAGTTTCCATATAATGAAATGGTAAAAGAATGGAATGGTTCTTTGGTGCACGTTTCTGAGTTTGAGGCTAAACAACCACAGCTAGAACTACAAGTTCATGGCGCAGACGCAGAGGCTTTACAAAATATAAGATCAGATAGAACAGAACCCAGTGTTCCTGTTTTATTAAGTATTGATTCTTTTGAAACAGGTAGTGCAAGCTCTTCTACAATAACTGTAACAGAGGTTAATCACGGAAGATCAACTAGCGATACAGTTCGTTTTAGAAATGCTACAACTTTTGATGGCATCACCGCAGACAATATTAATAAAGCTGCAGGTTATTCTATTACTAAAGTTGATGATGACACATACACTTTTAGTGTGGACACTGATACAGCAACAGCAGGTAATGTAAAAGGAGGCGGAGAGATTGCTTCGGCAGGACCCGTAACGATAACACCATGACAATGACTTTTAGTGAATTAAAAACAAATATTAGAAATTACGCAGAAACAGACAGTGGTGTTTTAACAGATGCTGTCTTAACTGTCATAGTTAAGAATGTAGAAAACAGAATTTTTAGAGCCGTAGATTCTGATGATACAAAATTTTACGCAAACTCAGACTTAACAATAGGCAATAGATTTGTGACTGTTCCGTCCGATACTAGAATTATTAGATACGTTCAGTTGACAAATCCTACAACCTCTGATCAATTTTTCTTAGAACAAGTTGATACATCTTTTTTAGCAGAGTATTTTCCGGACCCAGATAACTCTAGTGACTATGCAACTCCTAGATATTATGCTCATTGGGATTCTGACAACTGGGTTGTAGCTCCTACTCCAGATGCAGCTTATGCCATAACACTAGCTTATATAAAACAGCCAGATACAATAACCACATCTGACTCTAGCTCCACTTACATATCTAATAATTTTCAAGACTTATTAATTTATGGGTGCATGGTAGAAACCCTAAAATACTTGAAAGGGCCAGATAATATGATACAAATTTATGAGGCCTCTTATCAAGAGGGACTTCAAACGTTTGCGGCAGAACAACAAGGCCGAAGACGCAGAGACGAATACACTAGTGGTGCAATTCGTCTAGACTTACAATCACCACAACCGAAAATGAAATAAGGAGACGATAAATGGCTAACATAATACCAGATGCATTCAAATCAGAACTCTTATCTGGCACACATAATTTTGCCAACGGTGGCAATACTTTTAAAATAGCTTTATTTACAGACATCTCTGGATATTCCACATCAAGCACTACATATTCTACCACTAATGAAGTTTCTTCTTCAGGTACTAATTATTCTGCTGGTGGAAATGCATTAGATAGTCAAGCTGTTTCAGTTGCAAGTAACACAGCTCTCGTTGATTTTGCAGATGAAGTTTTTTCATCAGTAACTTTATCAGCAGTAGGCGCTGTTATTTATAACGATACAAACAGTGATAAGCTTGTAGTTGTGCTAGATTTTGGAGGGACAAAAACTGCTACTAACGGAGACTTTACTATTCAGTTCCCTGCAGCAGGTGCATCAACAGCTATAATAAGAATCGCATAATAGGTCATGGCTTTAGTTTTAAACGACAGAGTTAAAGAAACCACCACTACGACCGGTACAGGTACGATCAGTTTAGGTGGTGCTCAAACTAATTTTGAAACTTTTGTAGCGGGCATAGGAAACAGTAATACTACTTACTATGCTATCGTTCACAGAAGCAACGCAGAGTTTGAAGTTGGTTTAGGCACTATAACAGACGCGTCACCTGATACTCTAGCTAGAACTACAATTATATCTAGCTCTAATAGTGATAGTGCTGTTAACTTTAGTGCTGGTACAAAGGATGTTTTTTGTACACTTCCTGCTAGTAAGGCGGTACATGAAGACGGTAGCTCTGACGTAACTTTACCTAATGATTTAATTTTAGGCTCCGACTCAGCAGTTTTAAAATTTGGTGCTGACTCAGACACAACTCTA